GCCCGAAGCCAGACTTGAACTGGCACGCCTCGAAAGGCGAGGGATTTTAAATCCCATAACAAGCCTTTTAAAAACAACAATTTAATTTAATTTCAAAGCGTTGTAAGAGTAAATAAGAGCATATAAAGGTAAATATAAAATAATGTCGCCAGTTAATCGCCACTAAAAAATAGGAAAAGTACAAGGGATTCTTTAAAAATGAATCCCTTTATTGAGCAGGATTGAAAAGAGGATTTAACTTAACCGCACTTTCTAAATGTGATGGGGCAAAGTGTGCATAACGCATTGTCATTTCAATGGTTGAGTGACCTAGAATTTCTTTCAACACTAAAATATTCCCACCGTTCATCATAAAATGGCTGGCGAAAGTGTGGCGTAGCACGTGGGTAAGTTGTCCTTTCGGCAATTCAATTTCGGCACGTAAAACGGCATTCTCAAAGGATTCATAAGCATCATTAAATAAACGCCCACGTTTCTTAGGCAACATATCGAACAATTCTTTGCTGATAGGCACGGTCCTATTTTTCTTTGATTTTGTATTTATGAACGTGATTTTGTATGGCATTACTTGTGATTGGGTTAGCGTTTCCGCCTCACTCCAACGTGCACCGGTTGCCAAGCAAATTCGAACAATTAAGCCTAAGTCTGGGTTGCGTGAGTTATCACATTCAAGTAATAGTCGGTAAATATCACGCTCATACAGAAAAGCAAGTTCGGTGTCGCGCTCTTTAAATAAACGAACGCCGTCAAGGGGATTTTGAGCAGTCCACTTCCGTAATGATTTCAATTCGTTAAAAACTGCCCGCAAGTAAGCGTGTTCACGGTTTACCGTGGCTTCTTTCGGGGGCTTATTCTTATTTAAAGAAAAGTCACCATCAAGGCGGCGTTTGCGGTAGTCGGCAAAGATTTCTGCATTAAATTCATTCGCGGGCGGGTCGCCCAAGTTTGCGCATAAGTTTTTCAATTTGGCTAAACGTGCCTCACCATCAGACAGTGTTTTGCCATGCACGTCAAACCATTCTTGCACGTAAAAACTTAGCGCGGGCAAATCGTTTGATTCTAAAACTTGTACAGAATCAACCGCAGTTGTCGTTTGTTCTTTGGCTTGATTGTAAAAACGTAGCGCATCGCCTTTAGTTAAAAACCACTTACGCGACCGCTTGCCGTTTACATAAACTTCCGCAAGCCATTTTCCGTTTTTTGTGTCTTTACGAACTGCCATTTACTTTTTGTGTATTTTGTGGGTTATAACAAGGTTTTCGCCCGCTATTTTAGAAAGAAGTTTAAAACTTGCTGATAGAGACTCACTCAGGACATTATCAAATGTTAGTTTGTGCATAATATTAAATGGTAAAATAGTTTCCTTTGTAATATCAGGATTAAACAGCATTTTCTTGCCTTGTATATTTATATTCAAATATTTGCTTATTTCTTTTGCAAAGTTATTTAAACTATTTCTTAGGTCTAAATATAAATTATCTATTTCTTTCTTTTCTGTTGAATCAAAGAAATAAAACTTAATTATGGAGCTTTCAATAATTGAGAGTTGATTAAATAAGGAAATGTAAGTGGTTAAAATTTTTTCATATCTAATTGTGTTTTCAGTATGATTAAACTCAACCATTAAATGATTAATGATGCTATCGTAAGTTATAAGGTTTTCTACTATTGCGCTTTTGGCATCGGGGGTTTTCTGCTCTTTCCATGATTTTGCAACTTTAGCAGAAATGAATAATATTCCACCAGTAAAAAACATTCCTAAAAAAGCAGAAATCGAACTAATCCAATCCGTAACTTTAGAATCTAACCCTTTAACCAAAGATTTCCAATCAGCAAAACCGACACCAACTAATAAACCAATGACAAGCCCTAAAAATAATCCCAGGTAGATTTGACAGTGTTCTTTTAATGCGTTAAATAGATATTTCATTACGGTAAATCTTCCCCATTATTCGGATATTTACAGCGTCCTAAACGATTTAATGCCATTTTCCAACCTTTCCAAAAACCGTGTTTCTGCAAGGCTAAAATAGCGTAATTTGAACAAGTAGGCGTAAAACGACAAGCACCACGAAGTTCACGCGGTGCTATTCGTTGATAAAACAAAATGAATTGAATGCTAAGCCAAACCATTACACAGGTTTTCTAAATGTGATCACGTAATAATTTACAGGAAATGATTTTTGCCCAAATAGCGCAGCTAAACAGCCAGGTTTTTCTTGTACACCAATTTCATCTACACGTAAAAATTCCCAGCCATTCTCAGCGTATTCATTGACAACATTTTGCAAATAGTAGGCCGCTGCATTGTGTTTTTCTTTTTTATTCACTTCAATATTTGGTGGAATTTGAACCATTTTATAAGTGTAAGCCATAATTAACTCCTTAGTGTGTTGAGGTATATTCTTTTAGTTCTTTAAGATCAGAAAACCGCTTGCCGTTAAATTTTATTTTTCCGTTCAAGTGATATTCTTTAAATTTTTTATTTCTTCCGTTAGGCAGTTTCAAAGTGAGGACGTAATAGAACCCCACATCATCGTCACCATCTAATTCTAGATTTACAAGTTCGCCAATCTGTTGTTTAGAATTGCCGTTACTGGTTATGTATTCAATTTCTACAATATTAGAATTTGTGTGCGGTGTTGTTTTAGGTTTTGATAACTTGAAGAAAAAGCACATTTACATCTTCTCCATCTTCAAAATCACCTTCCCCACCACATCAATATCACTCAATTCACATTCAAAACTGAATTTGCCGCCGTCCACGCGGATTTTTCCTGCAGGTAGCACGGTGATATAACGGATAAGATGGGAGTTTTCGACGATGACGAAGTATTCGCCATCCACTAAATTGCCGTAATCACTAGTCGCAAAATAGGTGTGATTGTCTTCATCAATACAAAACACTTTGTCATAACTTTCACGTCCGTCTAAATTCGGTAGATATGGCAAAAGAAAGGGTTTATTTTCTATTATGAAAGATTTTCCATTTTCTAGGCGAATCGCATTAAAATATTTCAAGTCATCTGATTTATCAAAAATCGGCTCTTCTCCAAAGGCGACATAGTTCAACCTAGCCCCTGTTTCAGAGACGCAACGAATCACCAATTCAGCAGGAAAAAAACCACGAGAAACCCAAGTGCTAAAGGTACTTGCAGAGATTCCAAGGTATTCACCTAAGTCTTTTCTTTTTGCAAATCCATATGCTTTTTGAATGCGGTCTATAACATCCTTCCCGCCAATAAATTCTATTTTATTCATAATTTGAGACATAAATTCATATTGACATACGCAAATGAGACATAATATTATAATTACGCAAATGAGACATAAATCATATTTAACCTTATTTAACCAAGAAGGAGTTTAAGCAATGACCAGTCAAAATGCAATTTGTATAAATATACAGGTGGTTGCACCTTACGTAACCATGAAGAAATTCGCTGAAATTACCGGGGTTTCACACAGCACAGTGAAGAATTTAAGAGCGGCGGGCAAACTGCCAATTTTAGAAAAAGAGGGGAAGAAAGGCACCGTATTAATCAACATGGTGGCACTCGCTAAAGAAGCTGCAATGCAAGCATAAAAAACCGCACTAAAAAAAGTGCGGTCAGTTTCCAAAAAGATTTTAGTTAGAAGGGGAAGACAATGACTAAAACATCAACCTTTAAATTCTTTGTTCAAGAAAAAGTCGAAAAAGGCGAGATAACCATTGAACAAACCAAAGAAATTTCGGCTGTAATTAAACAATCTAGTTCCGTTTCGCCAAACGCTCAACAAAAGGCACAAGCACATCAAGCAATTCGGGCGATATTTGAGACGTTGAATCAATCAGCATGTGAAGCTCATTCTCCACATCATCAAGCAAATCAGGGTGGCGAGAAAGTCCACGCAACAAGCAACCCATCACGCGTTCTTGAAGTGCCAGTTGTAAATGCTGCTGATGAATCTGTGTTTGCATATCTTGAAGCGTTTTTTGCATCTGATCGTTCATCTTCTGAAATCCTTAAATTAAGTAATCGTTTATTCAATTTAGGGCAAGCATACAACAAAACAGGTAAATAAAAAAGCGAGGGCGCGGCAATGTATGTGTCTGAAAACGAAAGTGCGGTAGAAAAATGGTACCAAGAAAATGGCATACCCATGTCGAAAGCAAGAAATAGCGAAGAAACCTTGCATGAAATGGGCTTGAGTAAATATCCCACTGAACGCGCGTTTAATCATCTTTCCGATGAGCAAAAAGGCATGTTAAAAGCGTTAGCAGATATTGAACCCTTTGAAGATTACATCTCGCCAGATCTGACTGGCGATAAGTTATGGCATTACAACGAAAAAGGGATTGATAAATTAACCAAAGCCTTTCACGCCATGTCAGCACTTCGCACGCCTTTTCCGCGAGCTTTAACCCGTCGTGATTTTTACAATATCGACCCACACACAAGGGGGAAATAATGGAAAATAAACCAAGTACTGCAAACTGCTTAAAAGCGGCTAAAAAGTGGCGAAACAAATATTGGATTTATCGCACAAAATGGGAGTTGTTTAAAAGACAACAAAATGAAATTGCTGCAAGTGCCATCTATCACAAGATGGTAATCGCATTAGATAACGTAGGGTATTTAACCAAGAAAGCAGAAGAGCTGGCTCATTAAGGAGATTTTATTATGCAGGAACATTTTATCGAATTATCAAATCGCTACAGTATCAAGGTGAGCGATGCTGGAAAGTACATTATTTACAAAATAGAGTTACAAGAAAATGGCACCTACGAAAGAGTAGGCGGAAAAATCTGCAAAGATCTGTTTGCTGCAGTTGATACACTCATTCTTTGCGAATTAATGGATGAGGATGTTACTTCTCTTTCTGCAGTGGCTAAGAAATTAGAAGAAATCTACGCAGAAGTAAAACGCATCGCTGAAATCCAAGCGACTTATGCACAGGCATAAACACTTTTTTTATCTAGATTCATTAATTTAATTCATATAAATGAATTTAGAATGAAATTAATTCATAAAATAAAGGGTAATACAAAAAAATGTGGGAACAGCAACGCGATAATACGATCATTGCCAAACATGCACACATGGCAGTGGTTGCATGTGAGCGCCATCAAGCTGCAGAAAATGGTCAAAAATTTGACCGCACTTTTCTGCAGTTTGATGAAAGCTGTTACACGCCATTACAGTTGGAGCTGTTTGCGATTAACTCCGCTGATTTTGAGTTTATCGAAAAGACACTTGAAAGCTTGCCTCGTCAACGTCAGCGCGAATATTTCCGCAAACTTTACATTAAGGCCTATCGTTCTGTAAAAGACGATGGGTCGATTGCATTTGCCCTCGGAAATAAACAACGCCGATACGCCAATGATTATTTGCGCGATGTGTTAGATGTGCGTTTACAAAAAGTCTTTTCACAATACAACGTGAACGTAGATTTTTTACAAGCATTCATCAATACACCACAATGGTTGCTATCTGTTAAAAATGAAATGCAACAAGCCGTGCAGTTCTCTACGGCGCCAACACGTGAAGAATTAGCAAAACACTATAACGAATTGCATTACAGCGGATTCCGTTTTCAAGTGTTCGGCATCCAACAAAAGCAAAAACAATTACCTTTCTATTTAATTACCGAAAGCAAATTGAAAAAGATGGCGTATCAAATTTCTACGGCATTTACTCAATTCCAATTTGATTGCACACACTTTTTAAAAAATGGCATCGAAAGCGACAATGAGAGCGATATTCAAGGCTATTTCTATCAGCTTTATAAATGGTGCGGTGAAATCGCCCTTTCTGCGGGTTTCAAAATTCCTCACTGGGAAAAAATCGAAAACGACAAACGCATTAAAGCTGAACATATTGATAGCACTTTAATTCGCCTTACCTGCGAAAAATGGTGGTTTAAACAAATGCGCACCACGCAACGAAGAATGGTCGAACATGTTGCCATTGCCTGTGGCGAGGTGCGTGCCAATGCTGCCAGTTATATTTCTAACCAAAGTTTCCAGGAGTGGCAACTCCAACAACGCAAGAATCATGATTACTTGCGCGCCATGATAATTAAAAACATCGACAATCCCGAAGAACAGGTCGAACTTTTCGATATGTTCTTGAAATCATCATCTAACCCCGCATTACGTCGTAATGAAATGATGGTGCGCTTGCGTGGCTTGGAGGAATGGGCAGAAGAAAACAACAATGAAGCCTTATTTTTAACCCTTACTGCGCCATCATCTTTCCATGCTGGCAACAACAATAAAAAATGGTCGGGAGTGAATCCACGAGATACGCAAAACTATCTAAACAAAGTATGGCAACAGTTCCGTGCTTTATTAGCGAAACGTGATATTAAATTTTATGGTATGCGAGTAGCTGAGCCGCATAAAGACGGTACGCCACACTGGCATGCATTAGCTTACGTGCCAGCAGAACACAAAGAAGAAGTCATCCGATTATTTAAACAAAAAGCCCTAGAGTTAGACGCCAATGAAAAAGGCGCAGCAGAACACCGTTGCAAGGTGGAAGAATGCGATAAAACAAAAGGTAGCGCAACGGCTTACATTGCCAAATACATTGCTAAAAATATTGATGGTTTCGCCCTTTCGGGCGAAGTATCAGACGAAGACCCGACACTAAGCCTACATGACAACGCATTGCGAGTTCGTGCATGGGCGAGCCGTTGGGGTATTCGTCAGTTCCAGTTCTACGGTGGCGCATCAATTTCTGTTTGGCGTGAATTGCGCCGATTAATCAGCGGTCAAGCCGATGATGAAATTATCAATAAAGCCCAAGCCGCAGCAGGCATAGCGAATGATTATGCCGCCTATATGGAAATTCAAGGCGGTGCGCTTGCTAAACGTACTGATCAACCCATCAAGCTCGATTATGAAACCAAGCCAGCGAATAAATATGGTGAACAGCGTAAAGCCATTATTGGGCTGGCTAACCGATTTAGTCTTAAACAAGTCATCTCACGCACCAAAAAATGGCAAATTAAAAAACGCCCACAAGATTTTGCACAACGCACAGAATCTATGGTTGAGCGTAGCTCAACCGCTAACAATAGCGCACGCAGTGCGCCTTGGACTTGTGTCAGCAACTGTAACCGCTCAATTATTGAGCAAAAGATCAAATTACTGACACAATCGATCTGCGCCCCACTTAGCGCACAAAAATTAGACTATTTATTCAAGTACAAACGGCTAACCATAGATAAATATACAGCCTTAACACTCACCGAAAACGATGTGCAGTTAGTGAAACGGAATCAAAATATGATGACGTCGCTTTCCCCTGTGCCGCGAAATCTTCAAAAACTCAAAGATTTTCATAAAAGCCAACGAATTCAATAGGAGAAAACCAAATGAACAAAAGAAAACAGAAACAAATACGCCAAATCTTAGCGGCAAAACGGGCGGAAAAGTGCGGTCAATTTGAAGTAGAAAAATTAAAAGCAGACGTATGGGCGCTATCAATCCACTTACAACAAACTAACCGCAGTTTAAAGATTCAAAACGAATCAAGAGAATCCATTAACCGCTATTTTGTCCGCGCGATTAAACAATTAGAAGACGATATAAAACGCGAACGCATAAGCCACGTTTTGTTAGGGCTTGCCAGTGGAATGATTGGCGGGATTATTGGGATGTTTATGTGGGTATTGTGTATTCTTTAGGGGGAAATAATGAATAAAAATATATTTACCTACGGTTCAATCTGTTCAGGGATTGAAGCAGTAAGTGTGGCATGGAAAGGCTTAGGTAAGCCACTTTGGTTTAGTGAAATTGAACCTTTTCCTTGTGCCGTGCTTACTTATCATTATCCCAACATCCCAAATCTTGGGGATATGACAAGCCTACCTCAAAAAATTATAAACAGAGAAATTCCTGCTCCAGATGTGCTTGTCGGAGGTACTCCTTGTCAAGCATTTTCTGTCGCTGGGTTGCGAAACTCGTTAGATGATGAGCGCGGAAATCTCACGTTAACTTTAATACACATATTAGAGGCTATTGATTATGTTAGATACCAAGACGGTAAGCAGCCGTGCGTTTTGTTGTGGGAAAACGTTCCGGGTGTACTATCCACAAAAGACAACGCATTCGGACACCTTTTGGCTGGATTGGCTCAAGAGCGTGAGCCACTGCAACCAACAGGGGCTAAATGGCCAAACGCTGGTTATGTGCATTCGTCCCGAACTATCGCGTGGCGAATCCTCGATGCTCAATACTTCGGACTCGCCCAACGACGCAAGCGCGTGTTCCTTGTGGCAAGTGCTAGAGAAAGAAGCGTCGCCCAAATACTTTTTGAGCGCAAAAGCTTGCAAGGGTATTCTCAATCGTGCAGAAAAACGCAACAAGGTTTTACCTGCTACGCTGAGGGAAGCTTTGGAACGTATCGCCAATCCGTATTGGGGGGGCTAGTAAAAGCTAGTGGTGGGGCGCTTGGTGGTGGCTCAGAAACTATTGTAGTACATGGTACGCAAGACCCGATTATTTCCATATCAACTGCCCACTGCCTAGGGCGCAATAATGGGCAGGAAAATGTTTTGTTCGATATTTCAGAACGACGCGATGTTGTGCGCATACAAAAGGACGGCACTACGCCAACACTTACCGCAAGAATGGGGACAGGTGGGAATAACATTCCATGCATGAGCATCAACCAAAACATTCGCAAACTTACCCCTTCAGAATGTGAAAAATTACAAGGTTTTCCTCCAGGTTACACGCAAATCCCATATAGCAATAAACTTGCGAATGATTGCCCTGATAGTCCGCGCTATAAAGCAATCGGCAATTCGATGGCTGTGCCTGTGATCAAGTGGATCGGGGAGAGATTCATCAATTATTTAAATTCGGAAATAGTATGAAATCCAACACAAAAAAATCAGATAAAGACTTATGGGCTACACCTTGGTGGGTGTTCCATTATGCTGAACAGTATTTCAACATCAAATTTGATTTAGATGCTTGCGCTATGGAACACAACACCAAAGTGAAAAACTTTATCACCCCAGAACAAGACACGCTAACAGCAGATTGGCAAGGGCGTTATTGTTGGATGAATCCGCCTTATAGTAACCCGTTGCCGTTTGTGTTGCGCGCTATCCAGCAAAGCGTGTTACATAACAAAACGGTGGTAATGTTGCTTAATGTAGATGGTTCGACAAAATGGTTTGATATGTGTGTGCGTAATGCAAAAGAAATCGTGTATATCACCAATTCACGAATCCCTTTTATCAACAACGAAACAGGCGAGGAAACTGATCAAAACAATAAACCGCAAATGTTGGTGCTATTTGAGCCAAAAGCACCTTACGGCAGTTTGAAGTCGTCTTATGTGTCGTTGCATACGATGAAAGAACAGGGATTAAACACAAAATAAAAAAAGCCGCTATTTCTAGCGGCTTTTTTCATCATCTAATATTTTTCTCAATTTGGCTTTTTCGTCATCTGACAGTTTTCCTAAAACTAGTTCAAGTAATTTATCTTTTGTTAATTTACTACTTCGTGTGGTGTGTCCGAATTCCATATTCATGACAAAGCGATGACCGCACTGGGGATTTTTGCAAGCACAATAATAACGTGTGAATTCACTGTGTATGCGTTCAGCTCTTTCAATTACTGATTTTGCATTGCAAACAGTGCAATAAATATCTGTTGTTCTTGCCATTTTCCCCAAAAGCCACAAAATTAATATGTGATCATTATTATATATAACACTGGCATTTTGTATAGTCTTTGAACGTAAATTTATTTGCTAAAATTTTGCTCACGGAACTTGATTTTTAACAAAGTTTTTATTTCGGGATCACTGTTGATAGTTTCAGCTATTATCTCCTGCAGTGGCATGACTTCATCATAGTGATAGACTTCACGATATTTTAAGGGGTCACCTAATCCTGCAGTATTTGTTGGGATGATGCCGCTTAAACCTGCAGGGAATCTGTGTGCTGTTAAAACGTCTTGTGCAGATATGTTTTTAATATTAGCAAATTCATCTTTTGTGCCGGTATCGCCAATCGGAATCACTTTTAACCCGTCAGGATGACCGCCAGCAATATTCACAAACATAGATCGGAAATTTCCTACGCCTTTAGATTCACTGATCTTTCTTGCGATCTCTTCTTCCATTTCTTCCGTTAAGTCGGGATCCGTTGAGTACAAAATAAAACCCATGTGTGCTCCGTTGCTAAAATAGCGACGGCGAAATACTGTCGCATCAGAATTTAGCAATGCCGATTGAATACCGCCTACATAATCTGGTGATCCATAAACTTGTTGCATAGGGTCGTAAAGTTTAATGAAGATAATATCTTTCGCATCATAGCGATAGATTTCTTGTGCGGTATCATAAAGCGATTTTTTCATTAAATAGGAATAGCCGCCGTCTTTGCGTACTCGTAAATAAAGGCTGGAAAGAGGCACTAAACGCACCACTTGACCAAAACCATTACGAACTTTTAAAAGCCCCACATCTCCAAATTGAATTAGGTTTAGGCAAAGTGCGCGCATATCCATACGAGATAACGCTTTTCCGCCTTCGTAAAGTGCGCTTACCATATTGGCTCGACTATGCAAAATTCCGCCGTGTTGTGCGTTTTGGTGTGGTAGTTTTGCCAGTGCGTGACGATTCACAGGGGGCAAATAGCAGTTGTAATTTTCGTCAAAGCCAATACCGACATAATCTAACGCGGGTGAGGCGGTTATCTCACTTAATGAAAAAGTGCGGTCATTAATAGGCGCAATCACAATGCCTTTTTTACTGTCTTTTTTTACATTAGTTTCCACTTAATACACTCCATCCGCGACGTTTGCGCGGTTTATCATTTAAAGATTTTTTGTTGATGGCATTACAAATTGCGAAAAACACATCGGCGTGCTGTGTTTTCACGGTGCGTTCGGCCGTGAACGTCATTGTATTACCGCTTTTTGTTGATTGGTGCTTAATCATTAAAAAGCTAGGCACAATATCAAGTTCTTTTTCGCTCCACTCAATTTGCCCATGCTCAACCAAATCATGCACTTTTAATACCATACCTGTTTTGCTTTCGGGGTTGTAAATAATCGCCGTGGCGGCACGGCGTGCAAACTCTTTAACCAGTTCATAAACCCCATAACCTACACCCGTCGCATCTATGCCGATGTAGGTCATATTGTATTTCTCATAAAGTGAACGAATTTGGTTCGCTTGATACACATAAGATAGCCCATGCCATTGATGCCGTTCGAGTAAGCGATATTTTTCACCTGGTAACGCAGGTGGAGCAATAATCACAAAGCTAGCCCCATCGCCACTGTGTGCGGGGTCGAATCCGCCCCAAACTTCACGATCACCAAAAGGGCGATCCGCTTTTGGGTTAAAGTCTTTCCATTTCGTAATATCTACGCCACATTTTAAAAGTTGATGAACGGTGAAAATAGAATCCGCATCATCAATCCAAACGCACATATAAAGCTGATTGAACGCGTATTTGCTATAGCGCTGTTTCAGTTTCTCAATATTAAATAACGTATCGGCACCGCCTTTTAGTGCATCTTCAATCGTCACCACATAACGCCACTGACCATCAGGGCAAAGTCGCCCACCGTCACGCAATTCTGCAAAGGTAGGGAATGGAATGTTTTTGCGTTTAGGGTCGCCATCTCGCCAGTTGTCGCCACTCCAAAAAGAATAGGATTCATGGAATTTGGAAGAGGGCGTACTGAAATAGGTTTCACGCCATTTTTCATGCGTTGCCATGGCTGATGCCACATCATTGAATCGTTGAAAGTCACGAATCCACGCATATTCATCGCCGTACACGTGGCCGCTATTCCCTTGTGAGGTATTTTTATTGGTCGATAAAAAATGCAACTCTGCGCCATTGCTTAAAATAATCGGGTTGCCAGTCAGCTCAACACCGAAATATTCCCTCGCCATCTTCACGATGTAATTTTTAAAGATTTCTGCTTGTCGCTTACTAGCTGATAAGAATATTTGATTGTCACCGCTGAAAATCGCATCTTCCAACGCCTCAAAACTGAAATAATAAGTTGCCCCAATTTGGCGCGATTTCAGAATATTGCGTACATCGTGGTGCTTGTTGGCGCGAATGTGTTTTTGATAATCAAACAACGAATCAATAAACGGCTGGCACATTTCGGGCGTAACGTGGGAAATATCATTCTTTACCCGTTTTTTCTTCTTGCGTTCATCGCCGTCACCACTATCGGCAAAGGTGCGTTCACTGCCAGAAACGTCCGCAGAATTGACCGCACTTTTTGCCGTCACTTTAGCTACCGTTGCGGCACGTTGCTTTTTATACTGAATATCTTTATCGATCAGGGCTTCTAGTTCTTTTATTTCCTGATCGCTTTTATTTTCACGCTCTGTCAGCGTGATAATTCGCAACGCGATTAATTCTTCAATCCCGCTTTCGCTGATTAAATTGCGCCAGTTGTATTTTTCCGCCCAATAGTAAATCGGGCGTGTGCTATTTAAACCTAATTCTTCAGCGATCTCTTTCGGCGTGTATTTTTTTAAATATAAAAACTTTGCCGCATAAATCACTTCGTCATCGTAGCGTTTTGTTTTTCTTTTTCTTAGCTTGGATTCAGTCATTTTTTATCTTGCTGTTGTTTTGTGGATGTATTGTGGCAACAAAAACAGCAAAAATTTAATGGCAAAAATTGGATATGTTCGGATATGCGCAGTTATTGATCTATATCCGAATATATCCGAATTTCGCCCCGTGATTTTGCAAAAAAGATCGGCAAAAATGACCGCACTTACGCAAATAAAGCGAAATACAGGCATTTCTAAAATGAACAAATCAAAACTAAAAACTGATTTTATTTGTATCGCCACATCAGGCTACACCGTAGATGGTCGTCAAATTACTGCCCAAGAATTGCGCGAAATGGCAGAAACCTACGACCCAGAACACTACACTGCGAATTTATGGCCAGAACATCGCCGTTGGTTCAACATGGGGCAGGTCATTGAGCTAAAAGCTGAAGAAAACGAAAAAGGCGAAACTCTACTTTTTGCCATCATTGCACCCAATAAAGAATTAATCGAATACAACCGTGCAGGACAATACTTATTCACCAGTATTGAAATTACCCCGAATTTCCGCAACAGCGGAAAAGCCTACTTATCAGGTCTAGGTGTAACCGATTCCCCAGCATCCGTAGGCACCACAGAATTAAAATTTTTCAATGTTGAACAAAAAGGCAGTGTTTGCGGTGAATTTATCAAAGTAGATTTTTCCGCAAAAGAAGATGTTGAAGAAGAAAAGGCATTACGCACCTTAGCGAATGTTTTTAAAAAACTATTTTCATCTTCCACCCAAACGGAAGAACAACCAACTCCCAATAACAACAATAATAAAGAGGACGATGCAATGAACGATAAACAGTTCGAGCAACTAATTGGTGCGGTGAATGGTTTAGGCGCAAAAATTGACAATCATTTTTCAGCCAAAGTAGAAACCAAAGAACCAGAAAACAAACCAGAAGAAAAGAAAGATGAACAACCGCAAAGCGTAACAGCAGAGCAGTTCAATCAACTTTTAACAACGGTTCAGGCGTTGGATAAAAAATTCAACGAATTAAGCCAAGAGCAAACCACTGTGCCAACTGGCGTGCCAACCGTTGAAAGCGAAAATGTATACAGCGTAAACGGCTATAACATTAACTTATCAAAAGGATTCTAAACAATGAATAAAACAGCGTTTTATGCACTTGCAGCTGCATTATCGAAACATTTTAATCAACCCATTGATTCAATTCTACGTGGCGAAAGTTTTGCACTTAAAGCACCTGAAGCAGCATTGTTAGGCGAAAATATTCAACAGCGTTCTGATTTCTTGAAACAAATTAATATGATTCAAGTAGCACATACGAAGGGTCAAAAATTATTTGGTGCAACAGAAAAAGGCGTTACTGGTCGTAAACAAACTGGCCGTAATTTGGCTAATCTTGATCATACTCAAAATGGCTATGAATTAGCAGAAACGGACAGTGGCATTATTGTGCCATGGGCATTATTCGATTCCTTCGCTATTTTCAAAGATCGCCTTGTGGAACTTTATAGTGAATATTTCCAAAACCAAGTTGCATTAGACATCTTGCAAATTGGCTGGAACGGTCAAAGCGTAGCAGATAATACAACTCAAACAGATTTGTCTGATGTGAATAAAGGCTGGTTGAAACTTTTACAAGAACAACGTGCGGCCAACTTTATGACCGAATCCACAAAATCATCAGGCAAAATTACCATTTTTGGTGATAACGCCGATTACGCGAATCTTGATGATTTAGCCTTTGACTTAAAACAAGGCTTAGATTTCCGTCATCAAAACCGTAATGACTTAGTCTTCCTTGTTGGTGCGGATTTAGTCAGCAAAGAAACGAAACTCATTCAGAAAAAACATGGTTTAACCCCTACCGAAAAAGCCGCATTAGGTTCACATAACTTAATGGGTTCATTCGGCGGCATGAATGCTATTACTCCGCCGAACTTCCCGGCACGCGCTGCAGCTGTGACAACGCTTAAAAACTTAAGCGTGTATACCGAAGCTGAAAGTGTACGTCGCTCTTTGCGTAACGATGAAGATAAAAAAGGTGTGGTGACATCTTATTATCGTCAAGAAGGCTATGTTGTGGAAGATTTAGGTTTAATGACCGCTATCGACCATACCAAAGTTAAATTAAATGGTGAAGAATAGGAACTAACCAAAAATGGGAATGCGAGATTTTCAACGTCAAATGCAGGCACTAGCAGACATTAATCAAGTATCAGAGAGCAACACACACCAAAGTGCGGTTGCCACTCACGGTAATGATTATGCCGTGCTTGAAATTGCCTTACAAAACGATGTTAATGCGGTGCGCGCATTCCCAACACGTGCCGAAAAATTAGATTACAAGCGCAACCGCTTTTTACCGAAGTGGTTGCCCTTTGTGAATGAATATTTAGATAAAGGGGCAATTTATCAGAATGATTACTTGGTTTATTGCATTGTGTATTTGTTTGACATTGCTGATTTTGACCGAGCCTTGTCATTGGCTGAAAAAGCAATTGAGCAAAATCAATCTATGCCGCAAGGGTGGCAAACCACATTGCCAAACTTTGTTGCAGACCAAATTTACAACTGGACAGATAAAACCGCCGCAGCTGGTCAATCCGTGGAGCCATATTTTTCACAAACTTTTAAAAACGTGGCGACCCAGTGGAAGTTGCACGAAATTGTCACAGCGAAGTGGCTAAAATTAGCGGCGGCACTGCTTTTACGCAGTCCACAAGGCAAAGTACAAGCAAGCGGCATTGATGATGCTGAAACCCTTGTACTGGCTATTCAGTTATGTAACCGCGCTTTCCAACTCAATCAGAAAGCGGGTGTAAAAAATATGATTGAGCGTTGTGTCATGCGTTTAAACGCATTGGCAAAATCGGGCGATTACGACCCGAACAGTCTTCCCCAAGTGGCGGGTTTGAGTTTGGAAAAACAGCAAATTGATTTTGATCTTGTTATTGAAAAACTCACCGCCCGCCCACTCCAAAATAACGAGGAAGGCAATGTTTAACGGCAGAACACAAGATTACGATGACACTACCATCACAAATAGCGGATTCTGGTGTGACATCACTATTGATGAATTTCAAAAACAACGGGCAATTCCATTACAGATCCCCGTTGAAATGGTGAAGGCGGTACTAATTGCTGCTATGCAAGGGATTAACATTGATTTAGCAGAAGTAGAAGAAAACTACCGCAAAAGCAAAATCAATTCTGTGCAAGAAATTTCAGCGCAACGTATTGACGGCGAAAATTACGCAGAAAGCCTTTACAAGAAGGCAGTATTCGCCAGAGCAAAAGCGGAGTTGTTACCAGAATTTAATACGCTTTCGGGGCGAGAAATTCACCAAAATCGCGAATATGTGGCCGAACAAAAAAGCCTATTAGCCGAGGCAACTCATGCTATTCGCACATTAAAAGGTAAAAAACGGGGTTCCGTGTGGCTACTGTAAAGAAAATGCTGTATCAGCAACTCACTGATTTTTTGCTCACAAAATTGCCGAAACGCTATCACGGGAATTTTTACAGCTGGATTGAAGAGGGCAAATTATTGAATGAAGGGCGACAAGTGACCGAAAACGGCATTGAAGTGTGCCACCTTTCCTATAACGGTGTATTTCACTTTGAGGCTTTGCCATTCAACGAAATTTCCCCCGCTTATCTAATGGCGCATATTCAAGTGTGGGTAAACGAAAATGACCCCATGCGCGATGTATTGGATGAAAATGAAATCCCATTTGATTTAGACATTATCGACGATAACACAGCAGATTTAATCTTTACTATCGCTTTCCGTGAGCCACTCACGGCAATAGAAGATAGCGAAGGCGAATTAAAAATTGATGGTGTGAATTATCGTTTAGATGAAATTGAAGTTTTCACGGCCGAAGAAATTGATGTTGTCGTAAGGGTTGAACATGAACATCCGAATGGGGATTGATAAAGAAGACTTAAAGAAGTTCTTGAAAGATCTTGAAATCATCAGTTTACCCGATAAGAAAAAACGTGAAATTTTAATCCGCTCTTTGCAAATGATTAAACGCCAAGCAGTGAAAAGCGCGGCAAACCAACGTAACCCGATGGGCGGAAGTTGGAAGAAACGAAAAAACGGTACAGCAAAAATGCTACGCCGAATTGCAAAGTTAGCCAACAGTAAAGCCGAAAAAGCGCAAGGCGCATTGTTTTATAAGCAAAAACGAACGGGCGAAATTGCGCAAGAACACCAAGAAGGAATTCCGCACTTATTTAAAAAAACGGAGTTCCCCGGCAAAAATAAAGGTGGCATTGGGTCAGACCCTTGCACCTTGCGCCAAGCAAAGAAATTAAAAGATTTAGGTTATACCGTGGCAAACGGTAAAACAAAAAACGGCAAAGCGAAACGCCGCAAGCCGACATTAAGCGAAATCCGCAGCACCTTATCACGTGCGAAAGCCAGTTTGATTATACGTAAACTGGAAGAAAAGAACGGTATGAATCCGAGTAGACATTTAACGCAATGGATAATTCCAACGGAAAAACGCCCATTCTTGGATACACGTGAAGAAGAAAACGCCAAGATTATTTTGGCGGAAATTCAAAAATATACTCAAAAACAACAATAAGAGGACAATAAAGAATGTTCCCATCTGTACAAATTAACGCTCTTAATCAGTTAAGTGGCGAAACTAAGGAAATCGAACGCCACGCCTTGTTTGTCGGCGTAGGCACCGTTAATCCAGGAAAGTTATTGGCATTAACGCCTGATTCCGATTTTGACAAAGTATTTGGCGAAACCGATACAGACTTAAAAAAACAAGTGCGTGCGGCAATGCTTAATGCGGGGCAAAACTGGTTTGCGCATGTTTATATTGCACAAGAAGACGGCTATGACTTTGTCGAATGTGTGAAAAAAGCCAATAAAACCGCATCATTTGAATATTGCGTAAATACGCACTACTTAGGCGTAGATAAAGCAAGTATTGGTAAATTGCAAGAATGCTACGCAGAACTACTTGCTAAATTTGGTCGTCGTACTTTCTTCATCCAGGCTGTACAAGGTATTAATCATGATCAATCTGACGGTGAAACATGGGATCAATATGTGCAGAAACTTACCACTTTGCAACAAACCATTGTCGCCGATCACGTTTGCCTTGTGCCTTTATTATTCGGCAATGAGGCGGGCGTATTGGCAGGACGTTTGGCAAATCGTGCCGTGACGGTGGCAGATAGCCCTGCACGGGTACAAACAGGTGCGTTAGTGAGTCTAGGCAGTGCCGAAAAACCGTTAGACAAAGATGGCAATGAGCTTACCCTTGCGCATTTAAAATCACTTGAAACTGCACGTTATTCTGTGCCGATGTGGTATCCCGATTATGACGGTTATTACTGGGCGGACGGGCGCACATTAGACGTGGAAGGCGGCGATTATCAAGTGATCGAAAACGTCCGAGTAGTGGATAAAGTCGCGCGTAAAGTACGTTTATTGGCTATCGCAAAAATTGCTGACCGCTCTTTTAACTCCACAACCTCAAGTACCGCGTATCACCAAGGCTATTTTGCCAAACCGATGCGCGACATGAGCAAATCCGCAACCATCAACGGCAAGGATTTTCCAGGCGAATGTATGCCACCTAAAGATGATGCCATTACTATTGTGTGGCAAAGCAAAACCAAGGTGATGATTTATATCAAAGTTCGCCCTTACGATTGCCCGAAAGATATTACGGCAAACATTTTCTTAGATTTAGAAACCTTAGGAGATTAATAAATGGAACGAATCAGCGGAATGAGTTTTGATTTCTACATGATGGGCTTTCCGATCCACGTAGAATCAGTGAATCTATCCATTAGTGATAATAGTGCTGTGGCTTTAACCCGTGGTATTCCTGATGGTTGGGTAAGCGGTGATGTAGCTGCAGAAGGTGAAATTGAGCTTGATTCAAAAAACTTTCAAAAATTATCACAAGCGGCAGCTAGTGCAGGCAGTTATCGCAGCTTGCCAGAAGTGGATTTCACGTTCTTCGCAATGCGTGGCGGTGTGCGCGACAAAGTGGAAACTTACGGCAATAAAATTATTTTAACTGATGTGCTTAACATCGACCCAAAAGGCGGTGCGAAAAGCACAAAAAAATTGAAATATTTTGTCACAAGCCCAGATTTCGTGCGCATTAATGGTGTGCCTTATTTATCTGACGAAGATACACGTGATCTTATCGGTTAACCGAATTTAGGTGCTGGCCGTTCTGACGTACAACAATTATAAAAAAGCAAGTGCGGTCAGTTTCCTAAATGTTTTAAGGTGATTTTATGAATAGCAAAATAGATAGCACAATTCCGTTTATTGGCTCACTCACTGCGCTTATTTCAGGATATAGCTTGCATGAATGGGCATCATTATTCGGTATTTTATTTGGTGCGGCATCAGTATGGATTGCCTACCGAAAATACAAAGAAGACGTGCAAGCACGTAAAGATGAATTAGCCTACAAAATGTTGGCGGCAAAAATTGAGGCGAAAAAATTAGGAATTAGTGATGAGTAAAAAATTTGGTGCAATGATTTTATGTTCTGCGGCGGCTGTTGCGACTGCTTTTTTTGCTCAACAAAAAGATTTGCCAGCAGAATTGCAAAACAAAGTCAGCCCACAAGCAGTTTACATGATTGTGAATCTAGAAGGCTGTGTGCGCAATCCATATAAATGCCCTGCCGATGTATGGACTAATGGCGTAGGCAATACCCACAACGTAGATAAAAGTAAAGTTTTGACCATTGACGAAGTGGCCGCCGATTTACGTCGCAACATTAAAGAGGCAGAAAATTGTATCAACGCCGATTTTAACGGCAGAGAAATGAATCAAGGGCAATATGATGCCATGGTGTCTTTAGCCTTTAATTTAGGCTGTGGCAATATCAAGCGCTATTACAGTAAAAAACACGGCATGACATTGCCTACAACGATTTATCGTGCAGCAAAAGCGCAAGACTGGACATTAATGTGCAATCACATTTCTGATTTCAATAAATCGGGCGGTCGAGTATTAAAAGGCTTACAAATGCGCCGCACAAAAGAAAAGGCAATTTGTCTGGGGGAATAATGAATTTTAAATTCTTGGTCATCGGTGCGTTTTTGATCGTTTTTGTGGGCTGTATTGGCTCAACTCTGCACTACAAAAAACAAGCAGAATCGACCGCACTTTTGTTAAAACAAAGCGAACAAACCATTGAACAAAACAAAGCGATGTTGCAACGGTATGAAACGCAAAATGCGGAATTGACCGAGCAACTCAATCAAGCTAACAAAAAAGCCGAACAACGCCGGCAACAACTAAAGGACGTGCTAAACAATGCAGAAAATAAAATTTGGACTTATGGCCGCGTGCCTGATGATGTTGCTGGCGTGCTCAACCAAAGAGCCACAAGTAAATAATTTACAGCTAATTTGCCCACAAACAACCGAATGTAGACCGTTAAGCGTAAATATTAAAACTAATGGCGATTTAGCTGATGGGCTGAATCAGGCATTAGATCGTATTGAAACCTGTACCACGGCTTACACGGCGATGGACAAGTGTATTAAAGATTTTAATAACCAAAACAGAAACCAAAAGGGAAACTAAAAATGGAAAAAACAAACGCACAAACTTTGTTAGATAAACTTACTGGCAATCTTAAAGATTCGGTCAAAGTCGATGTTGAAGGGGTTGAGTTCACTTTTCTCCGAGACAACAGCGCATATGATCAAATGATGAATGACATTACGACTGACAATAAGGTGACCCCAATCAAAGATTATCTACTTGCGATTGTAGCGCGTGAGCAAAAAGAAGATTTATTAGCAATCATTAATGTACCGGGTCTTGCAGGTTTACTTGCGGGAAAAGTGAATGAGGTATTAGTACCTAAAATTAATATTACGGTAAAAAACTAGCCTCGCGTGTGGATAGCATAGAGCGCAATGGCTTATCGCAAGCTATTGCGCTACGCATGCACTATTTACCACACGCAGATAACAGCGACTACAACTTAGCGCGCGCAATATGGTTACATAAACAGTATTTCGAACAACAGGCAAACGCCGTGGCAAGCGGTATCGCCAAGGTATTTTAGGGTTAAACAATGGCAATTCAGGGGCTTGAGTACATCATCAGCTTAAATGATCAGCTTTCCGCGCCACTTAAAGGCGTGATGAAGACCATTGATGATTTAGGCAAGCGTGGTGAAGATGCAATGCGCCGTATCGGTTTAGGTACGGCAGGCATTATTGCTACTGGGGCAGCGATGAAAAACGCCCTAGATCCCGCCATTGATTTCAACCGTGCACTTAATGAAATTAAAGCTACTGGGCGCGAACAAGCTGGATTAGACAAAATCACCGATTTTGCCCTTGATTTTTCCGCAACCTATGGCGGTGCGGCGACTGATGTGGTGAGTTCTACGAATGAAATTGCGCGTGCCATTGACGGTTTAACCGATAGTGAACTCGTCGCCTTTTCTAAAAGCTCAAACATTCTTGCCAAAGCCACTGGTTCAGACGTAAAAGCCATGGGTTCTTATATTTCCCAGTTATACGGTATTTTTGGTGACGAGGCGGCAAAAATTGGTAAAGAAAAGTGGGTTGAGCAAATTTCAGCACAAGCCACCGTTACCGCAAATAAATTCAAATCATCGGGCGAATCCTTAATGCAGGCTTACACTAATTTGGGCTCGTCTGCGAAAGACCACGGCATTAAAACTGCTGAACAATTTGCCGTTATTGGTAACTTGCAAAATGTATTTGAAGGCGGGTTAGCCGGTACAAAATACGCGGCCTTTTTAAGTGGCGCGGTAAAAGCACAATCAAAATTGGGCTTATCGTTCCTTGATTCACAAGGCAAAATGTTGCCGATGATTGATATTTTGGAAAAAATCAAAGGCAAATATGGAGAGTTGAATTCAGAAAATCTTTACGAACTACAAAAAGCCTTTGGTACTAAAGAGGCTGCGCAAGTGATTAATAATCTTTTACCGAAGATTGATACACTTAAAGCGGATATTGCTGAAATCGACAAAATGAAAACCCTTGATGATGCAATGGCAATATCAAAAACAGTAACGGACTCATGGATGCGATTTACTGCCATTTTCCAAAATATCAAAATCGCCATTGGCACACAGATCCTTGCAAAACTTGAGCCTGTGATGAATCGCATTGCTGACATGGGGCAAGAGTTCACAAATTGGTTAAGGGCTTATAAGAATATTGCGCGTTGGATTGGCTATGCCGTGGGTGCATTGATTGGATTTACAGGACTAACGGCAGCACTTACTCTGATGAGCGGTATTGTTTCGGCAATCGGTGTGGCATTTTCTTTCTTAGTCAGCCCAGTTATGTTAGTCGTAGGTGCCGTGATTGGGTTAGGTATTGTAATTTATAAATTCCATTCTCAATTTATGGCATTTATAGCTGGCTTTATCGAAGGATTCAAAATGGCTGGGGTATCTTTCGCGCCGTTGTTTTCTGCCTTTGCGATTGTATGGAGTGCATTGCAACGCATCGGCTCAACCATCGGGCGAATTATTGGCTTATTCGGTAGTGCATCCGATTCGGCATATAGTTTCCAACAATTCGGCGTAGATATGGGCTATGCGTTAGGTGCCGTATTTAATATTGTGCTTAATGCCGTGGAATTAGTCGCACGTTCATTCGGGTTTATGGCAGATGTGTTTGCTATTTCTATTGGTGCCATAATTGAAGGGTGGAATGCGATAACCTCGCTTTGGGACAGTAACAAACCAATTGAAAGTTTTTCTAATATTGCTACTGCTTTAGGCAATATCTTTTCAAATGCGTTTAAAGGTATCGTCAATGCATTCACTTCGGTTATCAATTTTATCATTGAAAAAGCCAATTCATTGCCAGGCATTAATATCCCGCTGATCCCCAAATGGGAAGATGGCGCTTTACCAATGCAAAGCAGTGCGACAGCCGTGGGGGCATCTATCGGTACGCAAGCATTGCAAATGCAAAATCAGCTTGGCGCATTAAATACCACTTCGCCAAAATTTGAATTGAGCGAGCAAACACAACCGCAATTCACCAAAATGCCAAGCGGTTCGGTCAGCAAAGCCATTACACAAAACCAACAAACCACGAAAACGATTAATTACGGCGGTGTCACCATCAACAGCAACGATGGAAACAAAGTATGGCAAGAAATGCGCAATCGTGAACAGTTGGCCGCGGGGTGATAAATGGAAAAGCTTTATCTTGATTTATTGATTACAGGCGAAGACATTACGCTAGATAGCGGCAATCAACCACTAATTTGTGATAACCGAATTTCAATCGCGCAAGACATCAAGCACGCCATTTTAGAAAGTGGATTGGCGACACAACTTATCGCAGAGCGTTCGCGCATTTTACGTCGCGATATTATTTTGCAAATGGTGTTATTGGTTGAAGAAGATGTACGCTTGATTCCAGGTACTGTTTCCATTAGCGAAGAACGTTTAGGGCAGTTATTTATTACCGCTGAAACTTATGAATTTGGGCGACTTGATGAATTGGAGTTACGTTTAAATGAGTGAAAATTTTAAACAAATGTTAGCGGAAAGCGGCTTACCCACAGAAGAAACACAAATCCGTCAAGAATTTGAACGCTTAACCGCAGAAGAAGGCTTAATCACCAATACAAGCCGAATGAGTCCATTCTGGCGATTAATTACTGCCATTGCGGTTAAGCCTGTGAAGTGGCTGACTGACCATTTAATCGCGGAAATTCTGCCAAATTTATTTGTAAAAACTGCAAAAGATAGTTGGTTACAAATTCAAGCGTGGGCAGTGGGCTTAGATTTTAAAGCAGCAACAAAAGCAGAAGGTGTTGTGCATTTTAAAAAAGAAAGCGATGTAACCGATCTCACCATTAAAGCGGGCACAGTGATTCAGACAGAACGTATTAATGATGTGATTTTCCGCCTTATAGTGACACAAGACACGGTGATCCCTAAAGGCACATTACGCGGTGCAGTGCCAGTAATTGCCGAAAATGCAGGCTCAAACTACAACCTTGCGGCAGGGTATTACCGTATTCTGCCAGAATCTATTGCCGGAATAAGTGCGGTAGAAAATTTAGAAAACTGGCTTGTTTCACCAGGTGCTGACCGTGAAACGAATGACGAGTTGCGCGAACGCTATCGCACACAGTTTTCCAGCGTTGGACAGCATCATATTGACAGCGTTTACAAAGGCATGATTGCGAAAGTCGCAGCCTTATCTGTGGATAGAATTTATTTTAAACACGATGCGCCACGTGGGCCAGGTACGGCAAACGCTTATTTGTTATTAGACACAGGCGTAACCAGTCAGCCGTTTATTGATAAAGTCAATCGCCATGTGCGTGACGAGGGTTTTCACGGACACGGTGACGATTTAATTTGCTACGCCATGCCAGAAACTAAACATAATTTAACGTGCGCCATTTACTTCCAGCCATCTATTTTTGTCGGCGATGTGCGTAAACAAGAAATTGTACAACAAGTGGAAAATATGATCCGCTGCGCATTCCGCGAAAATAATAATTATGGTGTAACAAGAACTTACCCTTTTAGTCGTTTTAGCTGGTCAAAATTGGGCGAAGAAATCCATGACAACATCAGCGAAATTGCATCTATCGTATGGGGGCAAAGCGATATTCAAAGCGATTTATCTATTCCGCGCATTCAGCAATTATCCGTCACAGTCCAAAAGTAAGGGGAGAAAATGAAAATAAAATTGCCCTTTTGGATGGATAAAGGCGAATTAAGCAAAATCGCCGTGCTATTCGGAAAATGGTGGGATTATGTTTTAAGTGCGGTCAAATTCCCCTTCAATATTTTAGATGAAGAACACTGCAGTGAACGCATTTTAAATTTAATCGCCTATCAACGAGACGTAGAACGATTTGAGGGTGAGCCGTTAGAACTCTTCCGTAAGCGCGTGAAATATGCCTTTTTAAATGCGAAAGATGCGGGCAGTAAAGCGGGCTTTATCCGAATTTTTGAACGCTTAGGCATAGGCTATGTAGAGATTGAAGAACGGTTCGACGTGGAAAACTGGGATGTAATCAAAATTCGCTTGAGCGATTCCCAGTTAGCGAAGAAAACAGAATTACTCAATTTAATCATTCGAAAATATGGACGCACTTGTCGGCGTTATACCTTTGAAGTGATCACTAAAGAAACTGTGAGTATTTATCACGGCGAATTTAACCATGATCACCAAAGTTTTTATGTGAAAGTAAACTGATAATAACAACAATAAGAGGTTTATTTATGGCTAGTTTAATTACGCCACAATTTGAACGCTACGTCGCAGAACAAACCGTTGCACGTGGCACGGTGCAGTTTGATGAATTTATATTCGCCAATATTCCAGGGTTAAATGAGAATAATCTTGCACAATATCTCACAATGCCGACATCGGCACAAATTGTACACCGACAAGCGGTATCACAAAGTGGTGTAATCAATGAAAATTCCGTTGTGTATTCAGTTACGATTGGCACAGAAGTGGGCGATTTTGATTTCAATTTCATCGGCTTGATCAATAAATCAAAAAATATGCTTGCTGTTGCTGTGCAAACTGCGCCAGTAAAGAAAATTCGTAATAAAAATGCTGTACAAGGTAACAGTATTACACGAAATATCCTTTTAGAATTTACAGGTGCAAAAGCATTAACTGGGATTAATGTTAATGCTAATACATGGCAAATTGATTTTACGGTGCGTTTACACGGGCTTGATGAGAAAATCCGTTTAACCAATCGTGATTTATATGGTAGAGCAGTATTTTTCGATGATAGTTTTCTGGTTAAACGTAAAACAGGCAATCAATTTACTATTCAACCAGGTGTAGCTTATGTTGAAGGGGTGCGTATGGATTTAGCCGCACTTTATAACCTCACCGCAAACAATCTACCGTGCTCAGTTTATGCCGATGTTGTGCATCATTGCACCGTAACGGGCGAATACCAAACCGAAATTAAGTATCTCACGCAATCAAAAGCAGATTATGTGGATACCGCAAACCGCCAACACTATGTGCAAATTTTGGCGGATATTGATAGTCAAGGCAATGTGACAGATCGCCGTTTACTATCGCCGTTTTTAGGCATGAATCCGCTCACATTAGATGACACAACTGAAAACACCCAAGATGAACGGGGTCATACGCACAAGTTACCTATCGCAAGTTTAGTTAAAAAGGGGATTGTAAAATTATTTTCAGGCTATGATTCAGATGCCGAAGATATGGCTGCAACGCCGAAAGCAATTAAAGGCTTAAAAGCATTAATTGATGCAATTACGCGTAATTTGGGAAATTATATTCCGAATAGTAAAAAATCGTCTCACGTAGATAGCAACAGCGCAGAAACTGTCGCAACCAGTGCTGCGGTTAAAAAGGCTTATGATAAAGGTGTGGAAGCCAAAACTGCCGCAGATAATGCGCAACGAACAGCAAGTGATGCAAATAATAACGCAAATACTCGCCAATTAAAAAGCGAGCTTGTGGGTGAGGTTGCATTTTTTGCCCGCTCATCGCCACCGAATGGTTGGCTCAAAGCAAATGGTGCAGCCGTATCACGTACAACTTATGCAGATTTATTTGCTGCAATCGGCACAACATTTGGCGCTGGAGATGGTCGAACAACATTTAACTTGCCTGATTTTCGCGGCGAATTTGTCCGTGGGTTAGATGATGGCCGTAATATTGATAATGGTCGCAGATTAGGGACAGCGCAATCCGATGCGATACGTAATATTACAGGTAGCATTGACGTCAGAGGCGCATACGGCAAAGGCGGCAACCAACATGATACAGTCATAGTACAACATAACGGTGTATTTACTACATCAATGGGTGGCTATTGGGATTCGATTGGTCAGCTTAGCGGATCTAGCAAGATAACAACTGTCACTATTGATGCCTCTAGATCTGTGCCAACAGCAGCCGAAAACAGACCTCGCAACATCGCATTATTAGCCTGTATCAAATATTAAGGACAAATTATGACTTACCCATTAACAAAAAAAGTATGCCAATTAGACGACCAAGGCATTTATGTTGGACAAGCGGACGCAGATTTATCCCCCGAAGAAGCCGAAAATGGTATCTATTTAATGCCTGCGGGCTGTGTTGATGTTACTCCGCCAGAAGATAAAAAAGGCTTTGTTGCAAAATGGACGGGGGATAATTGGGAGTATATCGCAAATCATATAGGCAAAACAGTGTACTCAACAAAAACAAAAGCATCATTAGTGATTGATAAGCTGGGGGATATCCCTGATGGTTACACAACAATAACTCCAACAGAGCAAGATGAGTGGGATGGCAACGCATGGGTAATATCCCCCGAAAAACAAACCGCACTTTTTGCACAACAAAAAGAAGGTTTACTCAATAAGTTAGCGGATAAAGCCGACCAACTTAAAAATGGATTACTGGCGGGCTATCCACAAACGGAAATCGAAAGTTTTTACCGTCAGGAAAAAGAGGCTCTCGCATGGCAAGCCGACCACAACACACCGACACCGATGCTTTCACAAATTGCGCGTGTGCGTGGTGTGCCACTGGAGGTGTTAATTGAAAAAGTGATTGAAAAATCCGCTCAGTTTGCTGTGGCTATTGGCATCATTATTGGGCAACGTCAGGAATTTGAAGACCGTTTGTTGGCTTTAAAAACACCAGAGGAATTAACCTCACTTGAACAGGAGATTGAGCAATGGTAATTCCAAACAAATTAAAACACTATGGCTATCACGTGGTCATTGCCATAGACCAACTGTTTAACGCCTTAACAGGTGGCGCAGCAGATGAAACCCTCTCAAGCCGCACTTATCGCGGTGCGATATTAGCGGAAAAACCGAAAAAACGCTGGCGGGTACTATATCGTTTCATCAACGGTATCTTCTTTGATAGCAATCACTGCAAAACAGCTTATGAAAGTGAATTAAATCGCAAACAATATCCAGAAGGTTTTAAAACTAATGAATTTTAGGTGATGTTTAATATGTGGAAACAACAAAAACTAAAATTATCCCCACAGGCAAAAACAACATTACAAAACGTACAAAAGGGGATTATTTCCCCTTTTTCGCTATCTGTAAGTGGTACTAAATTAGGTGTGCATAATTGGTCGCACGGCATCAAAGAAAAATCCAATCACTATTTGTCACCCGAAAATGCAGTGAAAGCACTAGCGGCAAAGTTGGTCGATTATGCCGATCCGAATCGCCCTAAAGGTGTGCAGGATGTCGTGGTCATTATGGTGACAAGTAGCAATATTGATCAGTTTATTACAGAGTTGGAAAAAGTGCGTGAGCTATTGCCAGAGCCAACATTTAAGCAGGCATTAGACTATGCCAAATCAAGCAAAGATTTGCAAGAAACAAAAATGATAAAAACGCCAACTATGGCAAGTCCTTCATTTTCCAATAGTGCAGATATTACGCCAGGTTCCGCCCGCACGATGCAAAGCATTTTGCGCAATGCCACATCGGCAGCAGTCGCCGCTCAACCAAAAGACCCGATGGTAATGATTGAGGCGTTAAAGGCAGCAAAAAAAGAACGAGACAAAGCAAACAGTGAAAAGGTCGAAAAAATGCTGAACACATCGGCGAATGTATATGCGTTTTCTGTTTCGGATTATCTCGAAGTGGCGGAAACAAAAATAAAATTGAATGTGCCGACAGCGGGTAATGTTTTTACAGCATGCGTGATGTTTATCGGTGCGAACTTAACCAATATCAAAGGGATGTTACAGAATGGCTAGAACACCGACACAAGCCCGCAATCCAAGCGTACAACTTGCGCTAAATGGTACGCCTATTTATCTACATAATATCATGATGAGCGTGTCCGTTAAACGCGAAGAAAAGGATATGAGCGGTCAGAAGTCTAGTACTAAAAAGTCCGATAAAGGCGTAAAGGCCAAAGAATTAAACGTTACCGGATTTATTCCATATGCTCGTAAAGAGTGGTTAACAGATTTATTTAATCTTGCCGAGTCTGAAGACGAGAAAGGTGAACAGTCTAAATATCGAGTATCTTGCACGATTGCTGAGGCAGTCAACATGCGCGAGGTGCAATTTAGTGGTGAAGTGACGGCCGCAGAACAGAGCGGGCAGTTAGGGTGGGCCATATCGTTTACTTTACGTGAAGTGAATTCTGTAGCCGAGAAAAAAGACCAACGTAAGCAAAAACCAAAAGCTAAGGCGCAAGGAGAAAAAGCACCAACGGCACAAAATTCACAATCGACAAATAAAACTGATATTGAACATTCAGGGAAATTAGGAGAAGAAAACAAGTCGAATGAAAGAAAAGGCTGGGCAAAAGATTTAGATGATTGGATTGGTTCATAAATGAAAATTATAAAAACATGTATTATCGATGGTGAAGAATTGGAACTAGCTGATGAACTCATCGTTTTAGAACTTAATAATACGGGGCGTGGATTTGTCACGGTTCGTACAGATAAAGCTTGCCTCGGCAAAAGTGCAATATTTGAATTAGGGGAGTTCGATCATTATTACAAATGGTTTGATGGCGTTGTAGAACGGGAGCAAGGTGAAGATAATGGTTATAAAAAATTATTCATCCGTGAAAAGGTCGCAGTATTTGAAAAAACATTAAATTGCTCACACCGACATATTACATTGCGTGATTTGTGTGCATGGATTACAAGTCAAACCCAAATACCAGTTAAAGTTCCTCAAGCGGATTATGCAGATACACCAATTTCACTATTCACACATAACGGCAGCGGTTATCAGCTTTTAGCCAATATTGGGCGACAATATCAGATTCCCGATTATATGTGGCAACAATCACCAGATGGATCATTATTTATTGGTTCGCATAAAGATTCCCGTTGGGCGGGAAAGAATATTGAATTCGATGAAAGTATGACTTTGGCAAGTGGTAGCAATGATATGACGATTCCTATCACTGCTGCTATTCGTCCTGGAGCGATTATCAATGGCAATATAATTCAAAAGGTTGAACTATTTGGCGATGATTATGTGCTTACGTGGGAGAACTTAGGTGAAGATGGTAAGCCTGAACAAAAGAGCCCAGAACGAAGACAAATGGAAAAAACATTCCCCGAATTAGCGGGGGGGTACCATTTGCCAAAATATGCAAAAGTCGTTGGCATTGCCGATCCTTCAAGTGGTGGCGATATTTCTGATCCATTCCGCCCAAAGTATGCTGTTGAGTTGCAACTCCTTGACGAAAATGGCAACGAGGATAAAACTGTTCCAGTTTATCCAGCCGTGCCTTTGCCGGTAACAAGTACAGGTTCACAAGGCGGAGATTTTGCCTTTCCTGAAGTGGGTACAATGGTTGAAGTAGGTTTTGCTTATGGGCGAAGCGATCAGCCTTTTGTTCGTACTATGTTAGCGCAAGGAAAAACAGTACCGAGTGTTGCACCTGGAGAACAACTAAAACAGCAACGCCCCGAAGTGTATGAACGCACCGATGCTGCAGGCAATAAGATTCGCGAAACCGATCAGACGATTACAGATAAATCCTTTGAACGACACATCGAGACAGATAGTGAAGTAAAACAAATTGGTACATCAACAAAAACAGTAGATTCAGATAGTATGCAAACTATCGGTGGGAATAAAACTGTTAGCGTGTTGGGCAGTATCAATGACACGACAGCAAGCAATCGTACTGTGGGAACAGGTGGCACGCTACAAGAAAAAATCGTGGGATTAGCGCAACGTGTTTCAGACGAGAAAAATAAAATCGTTGCTCCATTAAGTTATATGGGGTCAGAAGGTCAAAATATTTTCAGACTGCTAGAAGATACCATTCAACTATTGGGCGAAGTCGCAAGCGCCATTGCAACGCACACGCACAGAGGTTCACCTCCGCCAGATCAAGCTAGCACATTCACCCAGCAGGCAAGTCAAGCAGAAACAATCAAAGGTAAACTTTCGCCGATTATTGAATAACATATTTACATTTAAACAAAGCGGTCTATTGACCGCTATTTTTTTTGAAAAATTTATAAAAAATGCTTGCATTTAAATTTAAATCGTCCTATTATTAGGACGTAGAAAGGAAGCCCACAGGGGGCGCCTGAAATAAGCCTAAAGGAGGCAATTATGACAACTCAAACTATCCAAATCACAAAACCTCAATTAATCGGTTCAGAAAAACAAATCAAATGGGCTAATGATATTATTGATAATATCATTAAAATCCTTGGTGAAATTGAAATCCCTCAAGGCGCAACCGTAGAACAAATTGCGCACGTACAAAAAATTATTGATACATTCTTTGGACGTCAAGAATCTTGGGTTTGGATTGATAAATATAGTCGCTTTACAAGTACAACTCCAAAACAAACAATCTTTGCAGTAGTGATGGTTGATGGCGGAAAAAAATAATAACAAGCCTCGAAAGAGGCTTTATTTTAAGGAGAATCAAAAATGAATTATAAAGAAATCATGTATTCAATAGGACAATTAGTTCGCTGCGTTTATGGCGTTGATGTGCCGGTAAATATTCAAAACACAATCATCCGATTCCCAACAAAAGGAATCGGGCTGATGAATCAACGTGGAGATATAATTAAATCAAGCTCGCAAGATGAAATCATGCGCTTAATGGATAAGATACCTAGTGACTTAACCGATCCGAAAGATAAAATGGATTTTGATGCGCAAGGCGCATTTTGGTTGGGTTATTATCACTATGCAAAATTAACGGATGATATTAAAAACTATGGCGCAGACGAACTAGCCGAGTGTGGAAAGGCACTATACGGCGATCAATGGCAAACAAATCTTGCAAAAGAACTAGGCTTATCAGACGCGCGAAGAATAAGATTTTGGCTAACAAATGAAAGAAAAATACCAACAGGGGTTTGGGCTGATATTTTTGCACTTCTGAATAAAAAGAAAATGAAGATTGAAACTATCATCAATAAAGTTTCAGTATGATTTCAAAGGCGGGATTCTCCCGCTTTTTTTTATCTCAACGAAATCAATTTGAGTCGACATTCATTACGTAAAATCTAAGTTATTGTTTAGTAAATAAATCTACTCAATAAACAATATCAAAAGAATCCCACGGAATTTTTTCACGTAAAAATACAAGGCACGGAAAATCCACTTCCTCCCCCGCCGAATTTGCGTTAAAAATTTACATTTTTTCAGTTAATTTTCAGATTGAAAAATTGGGTAAATGGTTGAAGTAAAAGAGATCGTTTTAATGAAAGAATAGAGATCTTAACTGTAAAATTTACGGGGTTTTACAGTGTTTTTCACTTAAAAGAGATCTGTGTAAGTTTGTAGGCGATTACAGTATATTGATTTATAAAGTGTTTTTATCTTTTACGTGATAGTTAATAAGAAATTTTAATTTCACTTTTTAATGATTGGCGGCATCGCCACTAAGATAAATAATTTATGAATGAAAGTGTAAAAAATGGAAATCTCACCGCCATTTTATCGCCACTTAAGAAAGAATTGGTGGGTCGTGAAGGATTCGAACCTTCGACCAACGGATTAAAAGTCCGCTGCTCTACCGACTGAGCTAACGACCCACAGGTATAATTTTGAAATGGTGCCCGAAGCCAGACTTGAACTGGCACGCCTCGAAAGGCGAGGGATTTTA